CACCAAGGATAAGTTTGAAAAAAGTCTTGGACTTGAATCAAAAGAATATCTTAAAACAAAATTAAAAGACGCAGAGTTAGTTGTCATTAAAACTGAGAAGCCAGATTCTTCTGAAAAGTATGGTCGAATTCTTGGATGGCTTTATGTTAACGGAGACACTGTATCTGTTAATGATCATATGATTGAAGAAGGTTATGCTTGGGGCTATCTTGGAGAGACTAAGATAAAGGATTTTGCTGCTCTTGCCAAGCAAAGGGAACTTGCAAAAAAGAAAGCAAAATAAATGGATGCTAGAACTAATGCTTTAATAGAGCATTTGGTTTTGCAAGGTGGTATTGAGATAGCAGATATTGATCTTGAGACTGGCGAAACCTATTACAATATAACAGATAAACTTAAAGAAATTGCTCCTGAGTTATATCAGGAATTAGAAGATCAATTTAAACGTCACATTTTTATACTTAATAAACGTGGTCCTAAATCAATGACTTGGAGAATAAGGAATTAATATGGAAATAGAAGATTTGATTTTAAGCGGTGCAGTAGAGGTAGCGGGTATCGATCCAGAAACAGGAGAAATGCTGTATAACTTTACAGATAAATTAAAGGATGTCAGCCCAACACTTCATAGAGAAGTAAATAATATGTTTAGCGCACATATGGCAAGGCTTTGGGAGTTGGATATGATTGATATGGATATTACATCAGAAAATCCAATAGTTAGACTAACAAAAAAAGCATTCAGTCCAGAATATTTGTCTAAACTAGATGAAGACGAAAGACACACTCTTAGAGAGATTAGAAGAAACCTTATAAGAGAGTAGTATAATAATCCTGGTGAAACTATGGAATACATTATAGGATTTTTATCTGCCTTTGTTTTTATATATTTTCTTGTACAAATTCAAAGTAGGTATGATATTTTAAAAGAACGTTTAAAATTTGTTAAGTCTACTCAAAGTAGGCATCATTACCTATTTAAAAAAAATACATTCTTGCCCAAAAAACGAGGAAGAAATAACAACACACAGTCAGCCAAACATGATAAAAATATTAACATAAAGGTTATCATTATGGACAATCAGGCTTATTGGATTAAGGACAATACTTTTTATACCGCAGAAATGAGGCATGGGGTAGTTGATAAAGAAACTACCAAAGAAGTTGACACAATGACTATGAATAAGGTACAATTAGATAAAATGATGTTCATCATTGATAGATTAAGAGAAGAGGCTTTTGATGATCGTGGGGGTACAAGGAACTAGTAGTTTTTCAGACTACAAGGTTTTCCTTCGTGCTATTGGGGTTGCCCTATCAAGCATGCCCATAGAAGACGATTACCTTTATATTTATACTGCTGGTCCCGCAAATATTAACAAAATGGTTATGGAGTTTGTAAATGTTTCTGAAAAAGGTATGAAGTCAAGAGGTAAAAAAATTAAAATGATTAAAGTTGCACCTTCTTGGATTTTAGAAAATATTTCAGAAATTAATTATTTTGCCTATTTATCAAAACCAGATGAAGGCAAATCAAAATTAGTAGCACAGGCACAATTAAACAATATAGAATTTGGAGTATTTCAATACTAATGAAAAAAATAATTACAGCCATATTATTTTTAGCAATGTCGGTTAGCCCATCATATGCAATATACGGTGGCACTTCAGCAGAGAATGATACAAAAGTTTTAGGTTTTACCAATAGTGCAACCTCAACAGACACCTTCTGTTCTGGTGCATTGATATCAAGTAATATTGCAGTTTCGGCAGCGCATTGCTTTCTTAATGGCTTTACAGATAAATCAAACCTATGGGCTACAATGCCTGGTCAAAAAGCCTCTAAGAATATCAGGGTTGATAAAATAATAGCCGTAGATACTTATAAGTTTTCCTGGAATCCAGACAAAAACGAATATTCTGCGGTGATAGATGATATAGCATTTGTAACATTTAAAGAAGATGTAATACCAAATTATTCTATAGAAATTGCTAATAAAGAAGATATTGATTTAATTAAAAAAAATAAATCAGAAATTAATGTTTATGGATATGGAAGAATTGTTTATAACGGTCTTGGTGGATCTCCTTATACATTAAAAACTATTGCAAGAGATAAGAATGATCGTGGGAATTCGCCTTGGGAATTAACAATTTTACCAGCAGACGAAAAAGTTCTTATGTATAAAGAAACCTTAAGTGCTGGAGTTTGTACTGGTGATTCTGGAGGACCAGTCTATAGTAATAACAAATTAGTTAGCATTTTAAATACTGGAAGTGCTTGCGGACCAACCGAAGTTGATACGGGTGGTATGTCAACATTAATTTATAATTATATGTATTTAATTGCTGATATTTATAAAGTTAAAAAAGAAGTTACACCAATATTGACAAACACTAAACCAAATGATAAAATAGAAAGTACAGTAGTTTGTTTTAGAGACAAATCTAAGATAACAATAAAAAGAATAAATGCAAAATGTCCAAGAGGGTGGGTTAAAAAATGATTAATGTTAAAACTTTAGAACAGATGGAAGAAATAGTTAAATCAAACAAATCCTTATATTGGGATGGATGGACTGTTGTTAATAGGTATAAGTCCGACAAAGCACGAACATCTAAGTATGGCGTTTACTTTAAGGGTAAATGGTATATGTCACAAAGGTTTGAGCCAAACAGGAATGGGTGGGATATTCCAGAAAGGTTAGTGCTAGGACATGCACAAACTTAAATGGAAAGATTCTGCTTCATGTTTAGAATATGACACAAATTTATTTTTTGAAAAATATGAAGAGGATGAATCTTTAAGGTTAGCAATTGATTCTCTTTGTATGAATTGTCCAGTAGTAAAAACATGCTTTGCTGTAGGAGTGTCAAGCAAAGAATATGGAATCTGGGGCGGTATTTATCTAGAGGCTGGTGCAATCTCTAAAGAATTCAATAGTCATAAAACAGAATCTGACTGGGGAAATATATGGAAACACTTAACTATTGAAGAAGATACACGATGAACAATAAAGAATATCTAGAGTTCTTGAGACAAAAAAATAAACAAATTTTGTCTAAATGTTATTATTGTGAGGGGTTTGCCATTACTGTTATTACCGATGGTTATGCTATAAGGCCAGTATGTAAGGAGCATGACTCAAGATCTTTTGATATAATAGAAAAAGATATTAACAAAATATTTGAGACACAGAGGGATTTTGAATGATTATTCAGATTATTGGTTTGCCAGGTTCTGGTAAGACAGAATTAGCAAAGGCTCTTAAGGGGCGGATTAATGCTATTCATCTTAATGCAGATGAGGTAAGGTCTACAGTTAATTCTGATCTTGGCTTTACCGCCGAAGATAGGGTTGAGCAGGCTCGTCGCATGGGAGAGATGGCACGGTTAATTGCAAATCAAGGTGTTGCTCCTGTCATTGTTGACTTTGTTTGTCCTACTAAAGAAACCAGAGAAGCATTTGGTTCAGCAGATGTGATTGTTTGGGTAGACAGAATTAAGCAGGGTAGATTTGAAGATACAAATAAAATGTGGCAAGACCCAGAAAGATTTGATATTAGAATTTTAGACGGATACACATTAGAGCAAGAAGTAGATACAGTTATACAGGTAGGCGCATTGTTTGATTGGTCTGCCCCAACTACCTTGCAGTTAGGTCGATATCAGCCTTGGCATGAAGGGCATCAGGCTCTCAAAGAAGAGGCTCACAAAAGAACTAAGCAGGTGTTGGTGGGTGTTCGCAACACATATAAAACATCAGAAAAAGATCCATTAAAGTATGATGAAGTTGCAGCATATATTCAGCAAGATAATCCTTTTAAGGACACATTAGTATTAAGACTACCTAACATTACAAACATTGTTTATGGTCGTGATGTTGGATATAAAATTGAACAAGTAGATTTGGGGGCAGACATTCATGCTATATCGGCTACGCAAAAACGTAAAGAAATGGGTATCTAAGTTGTTAGATAAACTTAGTAATGATAAATTAGAGTGGCCTGCATGAAGGTAACTAAATCAAGATCATTTGTCAAGGCATTAAGTTATCGCATATTAGGAACATTGTCTACATTTGTTATTGCTTATATTTTGACAGGAAATGCTACAATGTCAGGAGCAATTGCAAGTCTTGAGGTATTTACAAAAACAATTCTTTATTACTTCCATGAGCGTGGATGGAATAAAATTAACTGGGGGAGAAAATAATGTATACAGAAGCCATGCGTAAAGCCTTTAGGTCTCTAGATCATTTTGCCCCCAAAGGTTTTAGTTTAGAATTAAGAGATAATGATAATTTTATTACTGTTAAGGCTAAGGAAGAAATGTTTATGCGTTTACTTGACGAAGATAAGCGTCGTGCTGTAGAATATATGGTAAGGGTTAAAAAGGCTCTTGAGGACAATGGCGCAATTGTTCTCCTAGTTCGTGAAGGCGGTAAAGAATAATGCAAACATTTTTACCACAAAGTAATTATAGTGTGTCAGCGTATATGCTTGATAGCAAACGCCTCAACAAACAGATTTTAGAATGTTATCAAATTCTTAATGTCCTATCTGGCAAGTCACCTACTGGTGGTTGGCGTAATCATCCAGCAGTATTGATGTGGAAAAACTTTGAGCGTGGACTATGGGATTATGTACAAGCCATGATTGCAGAAGCCAAGTCTCGTGGTATCAAGACTGAGAACAATGAGGCAAATCTTAACAAACTCAAAGATCAATGTTGGAATGATTGGGGTAATCAGCCACCATCATTTTGGAGTGACGAGAACAAACTTATTAAGGTTGTAACTACTCATCGTGCAAACCTATTCAGAAAAGATCCTCTGTATTACGCACACTTTCAATATGCTGTTACTAGTATTAATAATGCTCCTTGCTGTCCCGACAGGAAGTTGCCTTGTAAATATTATTGGCCAACACATGAGGTAAAACATGTTTGAGTTTATTATTTTTTTAGTTGCTTTTACAATATTTACTGCATTGTCAATTATTATTATTAGATTAAAAAATACTAATTTGCAGTTATTAATTGCAATTGAACAATCAATAAAAGATGTAGAATATTTACAATCACAATCTGGTAATAGTATTATTGAAAAAGAACATCTGTTATCATTTTTAAATGAAACTCGTGAAATTGCATATAAATATATTGAAGATTTGCATAAAGCATTAATTGAATATAGAGATGAAATTAGTTATGATTTAGAAAATCCAAGTGATTTGTCTATAATGAGACTTAAAAAAGCATTTAATAAATTAGAAAAAATGTATCCAAAGGACATACCAAATGATTGACGCAAGGGGCATCCCAACATGTCAGTGTCCAGAATGTGGATGTGTATATTTTAATGCTGTAGTTCAATTTGATCCTGCCGACTATGAAATAGGGTTATATTTTTTAGACGGTAGTTGTAAAGAATGCGGAACGCTAGTAACACTTCCAACACCACTAGATCAGATAAAGGAAAGCGAACTATGAAAGAAATAATATTTTCAGTATTAACTGGTTTTGTCTGTGGGGTAGTATTTGCAGCCTTTAAACTTCCAGTTCCAGCCCCTCCAGTATTTGCTGGCGTTGCTGGTATAATTGGACTATGGCTAGGTTACGATGCCATAATTAGATTCATATCCTAGGAGGAAACAATGAAACTAAGTAAAGAAAACAAAGCAATGCTTGCATCATATGGACGATCAGTTCTAGGTGCTGCACTCGCACTATACATGTCTGGGGTTACAGATCCTAAGACTCTCGCATACTCGCTATTGGCTGCTATTGCACCAGTTGGGTTGAGAGCACTTAATCCTAACGATGGAGCATTTGGCAGATTGCCAGCAGTATCCGTTGTTGAGGAAGCACTTAAGTCTGTAAAAGCAAAGAAAGCACCAGCAAAAAAGAAGAAGTCTGGTGGTGGCGGAAAGCCACAGCAAATGCTTTAATAGTATTTGTTTATAAGACAGGGGTGGGTACTTGACATCCCTGTTTTATTATGCTATAATTTAGTTGTACCTGCCCAATGGGGGGTATAAATT